CAAGTTGTGAGCTCTGCTTAGCGACTGTCTGATTAAGTGTAGAGACTGTCGTGCTGTCCGCCTTAAGTGTCAGTCCTGTCGCCGTTGCATCTACCTTTAAGCCTTGATCAGTGACGGTCTTTTTTAGGTTATCAACATTGGTCTGGGTAAGTCCTAGCTCCGCTTTAGTTGCGGTCAACGCCAACTGTGCACCCTGTTTGTTAACAGTTTGATCAATCGCATTAACCACTGTTGTATCAGCTTTAAGCTTTAAGCCGTCCGCCGATAGCTGGGCTAGGTTTTGTACAGTTGTAACAGTCCCCGTTAATTTATCAACCGTCTCCGATGTTGCCAATGTCTCAATAGTCCCAGCAATATCATCGACCTTAATCACCAGATTATTGGTCGTTGTTTTAACGTTATTAGCCGTGTTTAAGGCGGTAGCTGCATTAGTTAACGCGCTGTTGGCGGTATTAACTGCTGTAGCGGCATTAGCTAAAGCACTGTCAGCAGATTTAACCGCTGTAACAGCATTGGTCAACGCATTGCTAGCATCTTTACTTGCCACATTAGCGGCATTTACCGCCGTGTTAACTTGTGCTGTAGCAGCGCTGACCTGTGTCAGTGCATCTGCCATATCCGCCTTGATCAATGTTACCTGATTTTTACTAAAACCGGCATCTGCAACGGCTTGGTTAGCGGCGGCAACTGCGGCATCTGTTTTAGCATCGTTAGCATCTACTCTGGCATCATTAGCGGCAACTCTTGCTTGTAAATCAGGCATATCCGCAAAAGCATCACTGACCTGCTGTTTGATTTCTTCGCCCGTCATGTCGTTGGTGGCAACCTCCCAACGACCATTGTTAAACTTCCACATGGTGGTTTTTTTACCATTTTGCTGATACCAGATATCGCCCTCAGTTGCTAAATCAGTGCCATCTACCGGCGCTCTATTCTCAAAGGTGTTGTGGTTATATCCGTTCGCATTGGTTAAAACTACGCCAACATCACTTTCTAAGCGTTCCACCTTATTGGCTTGGTTGGCCTGTGCTAGTTCTTGTTGCGCGGCTACCGGTAAGGCGCCACAAGTGGCGGTGTAATTGATCCGTTGACCATTAACATCGTACTCGTCCTCAACCTTGATAATTCTGATGCGCCGCTTAAATCCAATATTTTCATCGATTGCCATGACCCAATCGCCAGCCTGTGGTGGCTCGTATGGATAGTCAGCCGATTTTAAATCATAGATAGTTAGATCCACAGAAATCGAGATTGAGTCATCTACCGCCAATTTAACGGCGGAAAGCAACGAGTCCGCTATTGTGTAACGCTCATCAACCACTGGGTCAGCTTCTAGCACGCCATAAGTTGCGGCTAAAGGACTTTTATACTCAACTTCCAGCCGTCCTTTTGTGTGGTCCTCACTATCGGTATATGCGCCAAAGCCTTTAGCATAAGTTGCAAAACCGCTAGTCGATGTCTCACGCACCATGTCGCTTAGGTTAAAACCTTTACGCACAATACTGCTGAGATCACTACCGACTGATTTAATAATTTTGACCTGATTACCAATTAATTCAAATTCAACTTCCGCTTGGTTAATAATATCGTTAAACAACGTTAACCGATTTTTAAGACCCCAGTTTTGCTTTTCAAACGCCGCGATATCAGCATCTAACACAAACTCGTAATTGGTGTCTTTAAACAACGCAACGAGATAGGCTTCAAAACTGTGGCTGCCATTCCACTCTTCATAAAAGCCGGTTTTTGCGAAGTCCCAGAAAAATTTCTGAATGGCGTCAAACTCAACAGTGGTTGTCTGATCATTTACTTTAGCATAGGTGATAACGTAAGACTCGCCGTCAAATACCAGTGACCAGCCTTGATCAATACCACTGATCACCTCAGCACCAGCAACAATCTCACCGGTTAAAGTTTTGCTACCATTAACACCAGTCGTGCGTTTGAGTGTTGCTTGCGCCAAATGTGCGGTATTGGCAACGTCATAAAATCTAATCATTTGTTATCACCTCTCTATCTGTACAAGTTTTTAAGATTTTTAACGACTATCCGTGCCATGATACTGCACGCTAGTTTATTGGGTTGCTTTGGTTTTAGGATAAAATAGCCATAATTGGTATCATCATTGATATTCTGGGTGCCGCGAAAATTACTCATTCCCGCAATTTTATAAACGTCGCCGGCAACAACTGGCGTCCGAACTTCCCAGACCTGATCATCAACAGTCAGCTTAAAACCAGTTGTACTAGCAGCGCTAGCAGTTACCTCAAAATAAAAAGGTTGTTCCAGTTGTGAGTTTTCGGCTGTCCCTGCATATGGGACTGACTGACCACTAGCCACTGTCACATCTTTAGGCTTAGACTCGCCATACGGCAATTCCGCTGTGGCAAACTCAAAAGTCCAACTGCTGAGTAGGCCGGCACCAGATTTACCCTGAAATTCCGGTCCACTATTGTCAGTACGATAAACCAAAAATCGTTTATAGCTTTCGGTGTCTTGTGGACTAGCGATTGACCCCGATTTTTGACCTGGGCGCTCATAGCCGTATTGATCCGCATCGCTAAGCTTCTGGGTCAGATAATAAGTATCTAGCCCTGATAAAAGCCCGTTAACACGTTCTTGAACGGCTTCGTCTTCGGTCAAATTCGTCGCATAATAATAAGCGCTGACCTTAATCGTTTTACTGGTGTGCCGACCACCGTAGTCAATCGACCCGTTACGTCCATCAAAGCTTTTATTGTTACGAGTAATGCTTGGTGGCGACTCCTCAAAATTAATAACCCGAAGCCCTAAGCTACTTAGCGTGGCGCTAGTCGTACCATCACGCGCCGCAATTAATATATCCATTACCTAACCTCACCTAATTAAAAAAGCCGTTAATATCGCTATTACGGGCTTCCTTGGATTTGACTGCTGTATAAATCTTATCGCCAACAATTTCATTGTGGACCTCAAAAACCGGGTCTTGTTTTGTCTGTTCGGCAACCTCATCACTAAGCTCGCCGATGCCGGACGCCACATGTGACCCCAGCATCGTTTCGTCGGCGGACACAACGCTACGGACAGCATAGTCCTGCTTGCCCGTATTCTCGGCCATAACGTCCGAGATAATGCCGGCAACACTGGCAACGTTCTTTTTGACTGGCTCAAAATTAGCCATTAAGGACTTATTAAATCCGCCCATGATTGCTTGACCAGCCGGAATCAGTAATCGCTTGTCATAACTAATTGGCCCTTTGTGATCTAATATCCAAGTGGCAATGCCGCCGACAAAACTTTTAACGGCACCCCACATGTTCATCAAGCCTTCAAAAAAGCTGTTCATAATTGCTTGACCAGCGCCGAACAAATCAAAGTTAAGTGCACCAGAGATTGCGCCCTGAACTCCGCTCCAGACATTGCTGACCCAGCCAGTAATTCCGCCCCAAACGCTCTGAATTGCGTTGACAACACCAGAGGCTAAGTTGCTGACGGTTGATCTAATTGCGTTCCAAGCACTCGATGTCAGTGATTGCACACCGTTCCAGATACTGCTGACAATTGATTTAATACCATTCATCGTGTTGCTGATCACGGACTTAACACCGTTGATTAACGTTGATACCACTGACTTAATGCCATTCCACACAGTTGATGTGACGGACTTAATCGCATTCCATGCGGTGGACATTACCGACTTAATACCACTCATGACTGAGTCGATAACCGACTTAACACCATTGATCACTGTTGTAACGACTGTTTTAATACCGTCCCAGATAGTCGTTACAACACCTTTAATCTGGTTCCACGCGCCTTGCCAGTCACCTTGAATGGCGGCAGTAATAGCCTTGATAACACCGGCTACTGCATTAATGGCTGTCGATACCACTGTTTTGATCACATTCCAGATGGTAGATACGACAGTTTTGATCACGTCCCAAACCGTCTGCCAGATGGTTGTAATAATCGTCATGCCCGCCTGAATTACAGTACCAATGGCGGTTATATAAGTCTGGGCGACAGTCTTAATCGCTGTCCAGACTGTAGTGACAACAGTAACGAGATTCTGCCAGATGGTTTGAGCGGCAGTAACGATACCCTGCCACAAGCTACTGAAAAACTCGGTAATACCAGTCCAAACAGTTTTAACAGCCTCAATTATCACCGTAAATACGGCCACAATACCTTGCCAGATAGTTCCAGCAACCGCGACAATATTCTGCCACAAACTGCTGAAAAAGTCGCTGATAACTGACCACGCGGCTTTTACCGCCTCAATAATCGGTGTAAAAATAGCAACAATGCCTTGCCAAATGGTGCTAGCCAAGCTGATAATTGCTTGCCATAAAACGCTAAAAAAGTCTTGCAATGCGCCCCATAGATTTTTAACTGCATCAGTGATTGGCTGCATCTGAGTAACAATACCTTGCCAAACCGCGCTTACACCAGAAACAATGCCTTGCCACAACCCGCTGAAAAACTCGGTAATAATAGACCACACGCCCTTAACAGCATCAACCGCAGCACTCCAAGCCTCTTTTACGCTATCCCAAACATGGGCAGCACCCTCAGTAATACCTGTCCAGATACCGCTAAAGAAGTCCACCATGCCCGACCAAGCACCTTTTAACCAGTCAACAAAGTTTGACCAAATCTCTTTGCCCGCTTTTGTTTTGGTAAAAAAGATAACTAGGGCGGCAACGACCGCCGCTATTGCAATGGTAATTGCTATTATAGGATTAGCTGCCATTGCGGCACCTAAGGCTTTAAATGCGGTTCCAGCTGTGCCAAGAACAGTTTTAAGCGCCGCCAGTGGCGACGTCATTAAGTGAACGGCTTTACCCAGTAGCGGGAATGCTTTTTCCAGCGTACCAATGGCGGTGCGATATTTACCAATAGCGCCTAAAGCGACCCCTAAGCCAGCACCCGCGCCAGCAATAGCACCAAACGCGGCAACAACTTTTACAATTGTCCCCTGGGTACTCTTGGGCAGCTTATTAAAGGCATCGATCACTTTAGTTATGCCTTTAACAATAGTTGTAAGTGATGGTAAAAACTTAGTCCCAACCGAGATACCAGCAGTTTCTAAACTGCCTTTCATGGTTTCGATGGCACCTTTTAAGTTGTTTAATTTTTCTTTTGCCACGTCCGCCGCTGTAACCTTGCTGATTGATTTTTGCATCTTATCAAAGCCAGTTGCGCCCTCTTTAGACGCGATGGTAGCAGCACGGACAGCGTCAGTCCCGAACATCGTTTTTAGGGCTGCCTGTTGCTGTTGCTTAGTCAAGCCCTTCATACTTGTTTTCAAAATTTCTGAAACTTCCGACATTGACTTGATGTTGCCTTTAGCATCAAAAAAGCGATTAGACCCATCTTTAGTGACAATACCAAGTTTCTGCATTTCTGCCATGGCCGTTTTAGTGCTAGGTTGTAAGTTTTGTAGCATTGTCTTAAGCGACGTCCCAGCATCTGACCCTTTTAACCCGTTCTGGGCAAATACCGCTAAAGCGTCGGTCGTGTCATTAAAGGATAGCCCTAATCCAGCGGCAACTGGTGCCACAGCGGATAAGCCATATTGCAACTCATGGACATCAGTTGCCGACGCATTTGCGGCACCGGCCAATTGATTGGCGGCGTCGGTTACGGATAGGTTATCTGACTTAAACGCATTCAACGCCGTCGATGCAATTTCCGCTGCATCGCTCAAACTTAACTCGCCCGCAGTGGCTAAATCTAAGGCACCTTTTAACCCACCGTGCATAATATCCGATGTCGATACCCCAGCTTTTTCCAGCTCTGCGATACCATCGGCTGCCTCGTTAGCGCTAAATGCTGTTTTGGCGCCCATGTCCATGGCTAAATCCTTAAGCTTGGTCATTGTGCCACCGGTAGCACCGGTTAAGGCCTTAACATTACTCATTTTTGCTTCAAAGCTTGCCGCCTTAGTCGCGGCACCAGCAAACGCACCGCCAACTGCAACAGCGGCTGGGGCAAAGATAGATTTAAGACTGTCTCCTGCCTCGGTCATTTTTTGACCGCTCTGCTGCATCTGTTCGCCGGTTTGCTTGATTTTTTCGCGAGTCGCCTGTAGCGCTGAATTGACTTTAGCAAAAGCATTTTTTACACCACTGGCCATAGCTGATGCGGCGCTAGTGATTTTACTAAAAGCGCCACTTACACCAGATATCGCACTTGATGCGATGCCGCCAAGCCCAGAAAATGCGCTACGAAAAACACCAGGGATTTGACTACCAACACTTTTGACTGTAGAGCCAATTCGGTTCATTGCGCTTGTGATTGGCGCTGGCAAGCTGTTGGCCACTGAGGTAACAATGGCTTTGGCACCATTAAAAGCAGACTGGAAACCGTTGGAAACGATGCCTTTAAGTCCGCCCATCACATTTTTTATGGGACTGGGTATTTTATTGGCAATGTTAGCCATTACCGACTGCACTAACGAGCTAGCCTTGTTAAAAGCATTACCAATCGTACTGGCAACTGGTGCCATCACTTTACCCACGGCGCTTGGTATGCTGCCTAGAATAGATGACACGCGATTGACCATAGTCTGCCCACCAGCCGCCGCAGCGGTTGTGGCATTACTCATCGCATTTTTAGTCGAGTTGGTAATTTCGCCCATCGCTTTTTGATAGCCACTAATATCGGCGCCAATCATTGCCCAGATTTCTTTATTCACTGATTTACCCCCCTTCCGTTAAAATGGTTTAACGCTGCTAACATTTTTTGCTTATTGCCCTTAGGCTTCGGCTTTGGCTGGTCATCAAAAATGGCTTTGATGCGCTTTTCTTCGCTGACCTTGTTAAAAATCTTTTTAAACTTAGGCTTTTTAGCATTATTAAAGTAACCTATGTCCGCCGCTAACTTAGCTAAGCGCTCTTGCTCATCAAGTGATCGTAGCGCGCAACCCTCTAAGATTGCCCGTAGTTCCCATTCATAGCTATCCAGCGCTTTGTCAAAGTCAAAAAAGCCATTACGAGAACACGCAATGATTAAAGATTTTCTTGCAATAATGTCAACTGCTGCTGGACTACCATGATACTGTTTTCGGTGTCCTCGGTCTGTTCCTTGCCCTTCAGCATCTCCAGACCATTGTTCAAGGTCTTCTCGTATGCCTTGATCGCGCGCAAGAAAAAACCACTTTCCTTAAGCTCCGCAACTAAATCGGCATGGACAGCCTCGATATCATCACCATCTTTGGTCAAATCATCTACGGCGTCTATCAATTTTTCGTCTGAGGTCTT